TCAAGATGGGGAGCCTTGTGGGGAGTGCCAGTCTTGTGGTAGTATAGATTTGGAACAGTCCATTGACGTAAGAGAAATTGATGGTGCGTCCTCGGGGTCTGTTGAGGATGTGAGGAAGCTTAGGGAGAATGCTCTCTACGCTGCGGACTCCAATGCGTATAAGGTTTTCATCATTGATGAAGTTCATATGCTCTCCCGAGAAGCCTTCAATGCGCTACTGAAAATTCTAGAAGAGCCTCCTGAACATGTAGTTTTCATATTCTGTACTACCGAGATCCACCGTGTGCCTGATACGGTGGTAAGTAGGTGCATGATATTTGACTACAAGAGATTGCGAGATGAGGATATAATTAAGCGTCTCAAGTTCATTTGCACTGAAGAGAGCATTGAAATAGAAGATGCAGCTTTGGAGATGATAGCTAAGTCGACGAATGGTGGTATGCGGGATGCTGTTTCGATCCTAGATCAGCTGCTGTCCCTTATAGAGGGTAAGATATCTCCTGATGATGTTTCAGAGCTTTTGGGTGTGGTTAATAAAGAGGGCTATCTTGAGATAGCTCAAGTAATTTTAGATAAAGACGTGAAGAAGGCAATCACTATGGTGAGAGAACGTCTGCGAGAGGTGAATGAGGTTGCTGTGTTCTTTAAAGGGCTTGCAGAGTTCTTTCGTATGCTTATGCTGATGAAGTATGGTGTTGATGACGCATCCCAAATATCAGAGGACTTTAGAGGTAGGGTATTTGATATGGTATCTAAGACGGAAGAGGAGAGGTTCAGGAGGTTGGCTGATCTTTTCTTTCAGGTGACTGATCGTATGAAGCACAGTACTCTGTCATCTATGACTGCTGCTGACATGGCTGTGGTGGAGAGCATATTTGGGAGAGAGTCATATCTAGTGCAAGGGAAGGTGGCTTTAGAAGATTCTCAAGCCTCTGGGAGTGCCCAAGGATCACATTCTAGAAAGCTGCTTGACAGATTTGGTGGTCAGCGTGTAAAGGAGTTAAAGACGTAATTATGGGAGTGTGATGGTACTACGGAGGGTAATTAAATCGAAGAGGTCAAGCAAGGGCAGAGCTGCTCAACGTGGTTGGGTGAAGCGCAAAAGACTTCATGGAGCCTCCGGAATGGGAAAGGTTGCTAAAGTGCGACGTCAGCGTGGGAAGCTTGCTCAAATGAAGCGAATAAAGCCTTTCAAATAACTTATGTCTGAACCCCAGAAAAATCTAACCCCAAAGAATCCTGCTAGTCCTGCTAAGTGGGGTCTCAAGGAAGATGAAGTCAGGGAGTATCTGGCTCAGGAAGAGATTTTGTATGCCAGGGTATTTACTCCACAGGATAAGTCTGCGGTGGCTAAGTCTCCTCATTTTCAGGATATTATGGATCGCATCTTACAGGGATGGAATCCTCGTCGGGTATCGAAATGGCTTTCAGAGACTCACGGGGAAGAGGGCTATATCAATCATGAGACTATAAGGCAGTATGTTCTAGCTCACATTCCTCCTCAGCTGATTATCCCTCATAATTATCTTCGGAGGAAGTTTCAACAGATGGGGTCGGCTATTGATGCTATCCATGATCTAGAGATGTTGATTCTGGTTCAGGAGAATCGTCTGTCTATCTCGGTTCAAACAGAGGAGCAGATTAAGACCCTTCTCCCGAATACGGTGAAGGAAATTTTGGTACTGGGTGAGTTGCTTGGGAAGTTACAGAAGATGAAGCAGTCGGCGGGGTTGACTGTTCAGGTTCCTCTTCAAATACACGGTAAGATAGAGCATGAGATAAAAGATTCTCGAGTTAGGAAACTTGTAGCGGGTATGGATACCGCTAGTAAAGAGAAGGTGTTTCGTGCCCTCAGTTTGGTTCCCAGTGATGAGGAGGGGAGTACCTCTGAAGCTATATTGGCTGAAGTGAGTGAAGATGCAAGAGCTTAATAAAGGCCAGAAGGGTAAACTAGATGAGCTGGCCGTAACTGTAGAGAATCTTACTCGGGAAGAAAGAGAAGTTTTGGCTGCTTTGCTTACTGCGGATAAGGGAGGAACTACGGATGCAATAGGAGCTATTGTGGGTGAGCTTTACACTGAGGTACCTGTGTCCATGATTGAGTTTATTGAGTCTCGTGAGTACTTGAATGTCAAGGGTATAGTTCATCCTATGATTACTCAGATCCTGATTGAAGTTGATCGAGATAATATAAGAGAAGCATACTTGGGCTTAGGAAAAGGGTCAGGCAAGTCTTATGGGGTTTCGTGTTTTTTATGTCGAGGGATCTATCGTCTGCTATGCTTGAAGAAGCCTCAAGAGACGTTCAGGTTAGCCCCTACTTCTTCGATTGCAGCGATCAACTTGTCTACGGGAAGGGAGCAGGCCAAGAACGTTATTTTCCATGAGTTTATGGGGAAGGTGAAGGGGTCTCCCTGGTTTGAAGGTAAATTTAAGGATAAGGCTTATGAGGTTGAGTTTCCTAAAAGTATTTATGCTTATTCAGGGTCAAGTGCGTCTTCAGCTTGGCAGGGGTACAATACGATTTATGGGGCTTTGGATGAGGTGTGCTGGATGACGGATAACCAAGAGAAGTCTGTTGCTGATGAGTTATCTACAGCTTTGCAGGGATCTATGATAACACGATTCTCCTGGGCATATAAATTGCTTGAAATTAGTTCTTTGCGGTCGGAGGATGATTACCTTCTCAGGCAGATTGATTATGTGAAGAAAACTGGTGTAGAATTAGATGAGAGCCATCCTTTTTTCCACCCTGCTCCTCCTGCTGCTGTTGCGTAGTGGCAAGAAGAGCGAGGAAGCCCCCTTTGGGGACGGGAGCGCGGTTCAGGTCATGTGTCCGGTCAGTGAGTCGGGGGACGAATCCTCCGAGGGATCCGAGAGCAGTGTGCGCAGCACTTGGCAGGAAGAAGTTTGGACGTACGAGATTTGCTAAGTTAGGGGCACAGGGAAGACGGAGAGCAGCTAAAAGGAGATGATTTGCCTTCTAAACCAGGGTTAAAAGAGGTTCATGCTTGGTCAAATGGGAGAAGCTTTGCGGTTATTGCTCCGACGTGGGCAATACATCCTAGGATGGTTCGTGAGGATTTTCAAGAGCAGTATGATAAGAACCCTGGACGTGCTGCCTTCGAGTAGGTCTGAGAATTTCTTGAAAAGTTATGATCTTTTGGTGAAGAAAGTGAACAGGAATAGGAAGCCCCCTATAGATCCAGAATCAGGTGAGTATGCTTCTTGGTTTAAGCCTGGGAATGATGAGTATTTCGTACATTCTGACATGAGTGCAAAGCGAGACTCTACAGGAATTGCTATGGCACATTGGGACTTTGATAGGGATGTTTGTGTATTGGACTTTATGCTGGGTAAGCCTGTTCCTGTTGGTGGTGAACTTGAAATACGGGATATTCGGAAAAGGATTTTTGAACTTGATGAAATGGGTTTTGGTATTTATAAGGCTACCTTTGATAGGTGGCAGTCTTTGGACACTATCCAGATTTTGCGTTCTCGTGGAATTTTAGCGGAGGAGTATTCTTGTGATAGGAATATGCAGGCGTACGATACTTTGCTAGAGCTTTCCCTGTCTGGGAAGTTGGACTTTTACTGGTATGAGAAGTTTATGAAGGAGTTCAAGGGGTTAAGAATTCTAGGAGGGAAAAAAGTAGATCACCCTCAGTATGGTAGTAAGGATGTTACTGACGCTGTTGCAGGTGCTGTGACTCAGTGCTATCTTCGTGCGATAGAGGGTGGGGGTAGGCGGGGTGGTGGGCGTATAAATGGAACTTCTTTACGAAGGCGTCAAAGGGGTAGGGCGGAGGAGATAATCTTTGGGTGAGATATTGCGGTCTTCGCAGATCAAGAGGCTTTTGAAAGAGAGGTTTGAGGAGCAGAATGAAACTTGGATTCAAAAGACTAGACGTCGTATTCGTTCTGCGTTGTTTACTCCAAATACTTATGTATGGGAGTGGACGATGATGCATTTGGAAGGAGTTTACCATGCCTGATACAGGACATATCCCTTTTGATGGAGTACCAACTTTTAAATCCCTCTCTGACCAGCTAAATAAGGTTCGTCAGTCAGACCTACTCATTTGGCAGCATTATTATGATAACAGTCCTCCTTTTGTCAATTTGGATGCAGAAGATCCTGAGAAGACGAAGATGCGTATTGCTGTGAACTACCCCCGCTTGATTGTGAATAAAGGTGCAAATGCTCTATTTGGGAAGGACAAGTTTAAGGGAGCTGATTCCATTATCTTCGAGGAGGAGGGTAACTTCCAGGTTGAGTTTGCGAGGATTTGGGACGATAATAAAATGGATACTCAAACTCTTGTAGGTGCACGCCAGTCGATACGTTCTGGGGATGTATTCTATAAGGTTTGGTTTGATCCTGCTATCAATAAGCATCGAAATATACGTATTGGTAGGATAAACTCAGAGAATATTGAACCTATTGTTACTGATGGGGATATGGAAGATTATGAAGGGTATATAATCCAGTTCCAGACAGGTGACAAGACATATTATCGAGAAGAGATAGATAAGCAGTTTACTTACGTTTATGATGGTATTGTAAAACAAGTGAAGCAGCGGATGAATAACAACACTCGGATGGAGATAGAGTGGACTTTAAGGCAGATTATTGAGCATGGGTTGGGGATTTTGCCCATTGTGCAGGTAAGGAATCAGCAGGAAGATGGTGAGGTTTTTGGACGGTCTGTACTGCAGGGGGTTGAGACACTTTTTGATACATTGAATGAGATTTTGACAAATGTGGTTTATGCGATATCACAGCAAGCGGATCCTTTGATGTGGATAAAGGGTGCAAAGAAGGGGGATGTGCTCTTCAAAGATGCGGATTCTATATGGTACTTTGAGAATCCTGAGGCAGCTTTGCAGGTATTGCAGTGGGAGGGAACTCCCGAGATTGTTACTAAGATATGGGAGAGGACTGTAGATGCTATATATGAGATTACCCAGACTCCATTAATTTCAAGAAATACGGGGACTTTGACTGGTGTGGCAGGAGTGACTTTGCTGATGTTTTTGCAGGATTTCAAGGACCTCACGGGTGAGCGTCGTTCTAACTGGGAATCAGGATTTGAAGATTTGGTGAAGATTATAGGGACTATATTACGTGCGAAGCATAAGGATTTAGCCGGTCTTACTGATGAGGAGTTTAGGATTAAGAGGATCGAGTGGGGTGAGATTATTCCTCAAGAGGCTCTAAGTAGGATAGATGTTGTGCTGAAGTTGTTTAATGCTCGATTCTTGACTCGTATTCTTGCCATAGAAATGATTCCTGAAATTGTTACTGACAATGTGGAAGAGTTGGTAAAAGAAATTGAGGAAGAAGACGAGAAGGCATTAGCTTTGGGCGCTGGGCCAGAGATTCCAGAATTTATTGATGAGGAACCCGTAGAAGGGGCTGAAGGTGGGGAGGAATAATAGGTGGCTACAAGAGCTGAAACTATTATTGATTTTTGGGCTACTATCGAGATGGGTCAGGTTGAAAAGCTCCAGGGTATCATGGATCCTGCAATGCAGAAAGCTACCCGCGCTTATATAAAAGAACTTGCTAAGATAAACAACCTCTCAGAGAATGTCCCCTTTAACAATAAGCGTTTACAGGCAATTCTGAAGAAAGCTTCAGATGTCTTTGATGTAATTTGGTTTGAATCCATTCCTGAGATGCGTGCATTCTTATCTGTGCAGTACGGAATTGCAGAAGATGAAGCTAAGGAGATGCTTTTTCTAGTAGATGCTCCTGATGAGAGACTAAGTGGCGGCGTCGAAGAAGTCCCAGCTTAGTCAAGGAGATCAGGATAAAATAAAGATTCGTAGGCAGGTGGTGGAGGGGTTTACCCCTGCAGAGCTGACCCCTAAGCAGAAACAGCAGCTGAAGAGTTCTGTGACTTTGAAGTCCCTTTCAGACATACGGAGGATTAGTACTGATACTCGCCGTAGGGTGAGGGATGCTTTGAGGACTTCGATAGCAGGTGGAGAGACCGCCCAGATTGCTGCTAATCGTATCATTGCAGAGGCTCAGATCTCAAAGGGGACATTTGGAAATGCGAGGAAGAGAGCTCTAGCTATAGCGAGAACTCAGCTACACAATGCACGTCAGGTAGTTTCTGTAAAGACGTATGAGAAGACAGTGAGTTTCTTCGTGTGGATCTCTGTGCTGTTGGCTGGTCGTACATGTCCACGTTGTCGCTCTTTACATGGTCAGGTGAAGAAACTTTCAACATGGCAGAAGTTGGGACTTCCTGCGTTGCATCCTTTTTGTCTTTGTGTTCTGATCCCGGGACGTAAGTTTCCGACTCCTGACAAGCCTCTTTCTTTTACCTCTCCTCCAGTGGAGAGGATGGCTGTGAAAAGGAGGTTGCTTGTTGCTCCTGATGTAAAAGGGACTAATATTACAAAGGTGGTAGATCGCCGTGATACTAATACTGGTAGGGTGGTGACTAGGGATCAAAATATTGACAGGTTGGGGGTGAAGAACCAATTCTTTAAGGGGAAGGATAACAGGTTTAATGGGATTCAAACGAGTCTTTCTATGAAGCAGGTATTGGGGATTCAGATCTCTAAGAGATTTTCTGCTAAGCGTAAGGCGAGGTTGATCTCTCAATACCACACAGGAGGTTTTGAGGGTATTAACCAGGTTTCTAGAGAGTTGGGATTGTGGGTGAGGTATGATAAAAATGGAGCAAAGTATCTTGCGATTCCTAGGAAAGAGTATGATGTGATCCAGAAAGGGAATGCTGTTCGAGGAGAAACCATTTCGAGTCTCCGTCGTAAGGCATGAGATTTATTTCTAAAGAAAGTCTTTCCAATAGAGGATATGAAAGTAAGGACTCTATGGAATGGCGACTGAAACAATCAGATATACTCGTAAACTAACGCCCTCTGAGGTCGGTGATGTTATGATCCAGAACGCAGAGTCCTTGAAGGGTTTTGAAGAGGAAGCGGTGGACTTGGGAGTGGATTTAGAGCAGACGCGAGAGGGAGACGGGTTTAAGCTGTCGTTTCCTGAAGACCGCCCAGAATTTAGAGAGAGGATGCAAAATATTTTGACTGACGTTCTTGGTAAAGCTGGGGGCGTCGTCAGTTAGGTACCTGAGAGAGCATAACCCCTGAAGGGAGAAAAGCAGAATGGCAGAAAAAGACGAGAAGAAGGTGGAGGATGGTCCGACTGACGGATCTCCCAAAGCAGAAGAAAAACCAAAGGCATCCGATGTTCCGGCTTCCGAGCCGTCGCCGTCATCGCCTGCTCCTGCAACGCCCGTCGTTGCTGCAACGCCTGTCTCTGAGGACAGGACCGTGAAGGTTGGGGAGTATGAGCTTCCTGCTGGTTACGATCCCTCGAAGGATCCTCGTGTGATAGCGCAAATGGATAAGATGGAAACATCTGTCCAGTCTGCAGCAGAGTCGAAGCGTAGTTTAGATGCATTGCAGGGCGAGCATGATAAAACCAACACCGAGTTGCAGAAGTTGAAGCGGAAAGCTATGACTGCTGATGAGTTGAAGGAGGATGAGTTGAAACAACTCAGAGCAGATAAAGCTGCTGATCAAGAGAAGATTAGAAATCTTGAACAGCTGCAAGTGCGTACCAAGATTCTGTTGGAAATGAATCTTGATCCGAGGCTCCATCAGTTTGTTACTGGGGGATCTGAAGAGGAAATACGCGCTTCTGTGACTGCACTGCAAGCTACGGTTGAGGAGAGGGCAACAGCTCAAGCGGATAAGGTTATCCAGGAAAAAGAGGCCGAAGCAGATACCGTTCGTAATCAGCCAACTGCGACTACGACGGTTCCGGCCCGGAAGACGGAGCAGATTGAATGGACGCCTGAGAGGATCGCGGCACTAACACCTGCGGAGTATAAGGTGCATAAGGCTTCGATATTGCTTTGGCAGAGAAATCGGAAGGTCCCCGCTACCAAATAAGGAGGTAAGGGGTTATGGCGTTACCTGACAATCCGAATACGAAAGCAGATGTAGCAGCTCTCGTTCCTGAGATAGTTTCTCAGGAAGTTGAGTTGAAGACGGAAGAGAATGGCTTCCGTCGCTTCCAAGACTTTGTTGTGGTCAAGGAAGACCTTACGGCCAGTCCTGGGGATACTGTAAGGGTCCCTAAGCTTGCTAACCTGGATGAGGCGCAGAACTTGGACGAGTCCAAGACCTTGCGTGGTTCGGGGAAGAAGCTGACGGTATCCAGCGTGTCGTTGGTGCCAGTGGAGGTGGGTGATGAAGTGCAGATTACGGAGTATTCACAGATCACGACACCGGCTGATCTGGAAGACCTCGTGGTTGAGCTTATAGCACGTCAAAGCTCACGGAAGTTGAACTTTGATACTCGTGATGTAGCGTATGCGGGTACTAATATTCGGTTTGGGTCGGGTGTATTGACTCAGGCCCTCGTCACCGCCCAAATTTCCAGGTTTGATGTGGATAATGTGGTGGAGAATCTGGAGGCTGATGAGGCTCTCCGGTTCCCTGGCGAGAACTTCTTCGCTTTTATTCACCCGTTTGCGAAGACAGCTCTGAAAAATGATCTGACTGCGGTGGGTGATTATGCCAAGACCGTACCCGGCCTGTTTATGGGTGAGGTGGGGATGTATAACCGGACACGTTTCATTGAGACAGCGTTCGCCCCCTTCGCATCATTTGGGGTAGAGGGTACGGAGACAGGTGGCGTGTTGTTCGCGGACTTCTCCTTGATCGTGTTGAGCGAACAGTTCGCCGACACTGATTCTTGGACACTGACGTACACCCACGTGGGTACTATCTGGGCGTTGGCAGGCACGAAGTTTGGTGCGGCTACGTTTAAGATT